GTCGTTAACCTGTACCTGCTTATCGGCTCCAGCCGGTATGACCGCCGCGAGATCGGTGATCATCTTCTCGGTAATAGAGGCGGCGATCAGATCTCCGACAAGAATCGTTCGGGCTGTCGTCCCTTCCTGCGCCCGGAGGATCGTCAGCGTATCGGTGGCGAGAGCCGTCACCCGCACAATCTCTCCATTGGTCGGATCGGGCAGCGTGTTCTTTGGCCAGATCGACGCATTGAAGGGCGGGACCGGAAATCGCACTCCCTGCCCCGCCTTCACGTACAGCGTAGTGCCCGACGTCGCTGGAGAGGGTGCAATTGCCACTTCCGAGAGGGCGAAATTCTTATAAGCGTCCATTTACTGCTCCACCAAATCTATCGACATCGACAACTGTCGTACGCGGATACCACTGACTTCTACGAGATCTTCCACGGTGATCGCACTCGCCATGACTCGATACCTGCCGGCAATCCCTTCCGACGTGGTCTGACGTCCGAGCAACCCTCCAACCCCGACACCCTCCAGACCCAGCACCAGATGGCAAATGCCGTAACCTTCATGGCGATTGCCACCGTCACCTGTAGCTCCGAGCACCAGATGGGGGATCCCAGAGCCATCATTCGGCAGCAGAATGGGCGTCTCTCCCACCCCAGTGGCCCCGAGCAGGAGGGTAATCACTCCTGATCCGGAGTGCGTAGCTCGTCCCTCTCCGGTGGCTCCCAGCGTAAAGCTCGCCGTGCCGGTGCCGTATGGAGCTTTGCGTCCTTCTCCTGTGACTGAGAGCGTCAGAGTAGCAGTGCCGGTCGCGTACGAAGTTCTGTAGCCGACTCCAGTTGCTGCCAGCGTCAGATGGACGACGCCAAAGGCTTGTCCGGGTGGTCCTACGGCGGGGGCATCTCCTTCTCCGACCAGTCCGAGGGTTAGGGTGGTTGTTCCGGTACCTCTGTGAGTGGTTGCGCCTGTACCAACCAGATTCAGCGTGAGACTGACAACGCCGAAACCATAGGCTTGTCCGACTTCCGCCGCATGCCCTGTGCCTTGGGCTCCGAGCGTTAGATGGGCATCGCCGGAACCCGAACGGGTGGACTGTCCCGTGGCAATCAATTGCAGGGACAACGCACAATTGCCAAATCCGTAGTGGACGGACTTGCCTGTGCCTGTGATTGACAAAGACAGGGCTACACTACCGGTGCCCTTTGACGCTCTCCTGCCTTCCCCGACGACATTCAGCGTAAGAGCGGCAGTTCCTGTGCCTGATCGCGTGGACTTGCCACCCCCCACCACCGACAGCGTCAACGGGATCGTGTTCGATCCGTAGTGAACGCTCTTCCCTGTGCCGACGACGTTGAGGGTCAGTGCCGCTGTGCCGGTGGCGTATCGAACACTTTTCCCGGTCCCGACAAGTGACAGGGCTAAGGTGGCGGTGCCTTGCCCTTCCTTCACTCCAACGGTGGGGGCGTCTCCGACACCGTTGGCGTCCAGTACCAGCGCAGCGAAACCTGTCCCGTAGTGACTGGCGTATCCCGTGCCGACGACATTCAGACTAAGGGCTGCGACACCAAATCCTAGAGCTTCTCCGGGGGCAAATCCTTCACCCACGACGCCGAGAGACAATGTTGCTGTGCCGGAACCTTCTGCAGGAACGAGTGGTTCGACGCCTTCCAACCAGACTTCCGCCACCGCCAGCACTTGCAGCGTGTGGGTACCGACACCTGTAGCCCCCAGCGACAGGGCGGCTGCACCAAAACCTATGGCGACTTGCTTCCCAACACCTTGGACCGCAAGGATCAGATCAGCCCTGCCCCACCCTTCGGTGACGGCAACGAGACTGATCCCGCTCCCGTTTTCTTGTAGGAGACGGTCGCCGTCTTCCTTCAGAAGAAAGTCACTCACCCGAGGAACTCCAGCACATAAATCACGCCTGCAGATCCTGTCCCACCGTTTCTGTTCACGTCACTCGACGTCGTGGCTCCTGATCCCCCACCGCCATAACCAGTTCCGTTGTTTCCCGCAGTTTCTGATCCTGTTTCGCCTCCACCCGCTCCGAACACTGATCTGCCACCGGCTCCGCCTGCACAGGCGGTGGTCGAATACATAATGCTCCGATAGCCTGCTTCTCCGGGGATATTCAGATCACCACCACTGGCTGCGCCTCCTGCGCCTCCGGCTCCCTGTAAGCCGATGGTCGTAACGTTGCCCGTGGTCGCTCCTGCACTGCCTCCGCCTGCGGTCAAGAGCGTACCGCCACTGCTGAAGGTCGTGGCGTTGCCTGCGCCACCGGCTGCTGATGCGGCTCCCACCACACACGGTTGGCTTACACCGATCTGAGCAGCGGTGAACAACTTGATAACGGTGCCCCCACCCCCTCCACCACCTCCCGCTTCATCGAGCAGGGTGACCGAGGCTCCCCCGCCTCCCCCTCCCACGGCGATGACCAGAGCTTTCTTCATCTTGGCCGTGGGCGTATACGTGGTCGTGCCTGCGTTGATGACTTGCATCACCACGTTCGACAGGAACAGCGACAGAAGATTTTCTACCGTCACCTTCTTGGTGATCGGTGAACCAGAAGGATCATCGATGATCGCCAGCAAATCTTCGATGGCTGGAGTCGTGTGCGCCGATAGCGCCGTGGTCTTTTGATCAGCCAATGGCTTATCCTATGAATTCGATCAAATACAAAATGCCTGCGGCTCCGTTGCCTCCCGCACGATCCTGTGTGGCCGACGCATGACCCCCGGATCCTCCGCCACCATAATCTCCTCCGGTTGCGCCTGCGACGTTCGATCCTCCCACCGCACCTCCAAACCCAAACACCGAGCGTCCTCCGTTACCACCCATACCACTGGTGCCGTCGAACGGGATCCCTGTACTGCCGCTTTCACCGGGAACGTTCAAATCGCCGTTCGCTGCGGTACCCCCGGTGCCCCCCACCGCTTGCTGTGCGCCAACTGCGGCAAAGGTGGCTCCTGCGACTCCTGCACCTCCGGCTCCCGCATTCAACAACGCTCCTGCAGTGTCAAGCGTCGTTGCGGTAGCTGCAGATCCTGCCGTGACGCCTCCGGCTCCCACCACGTAGGCTTTCGACGTGCTGATCTGGGCGGCTGACAGCAATCGGATGCACGTACCTCCGCCACCGCCCCCACCGCCTGCGGAATCGGTGTTCAGTCCCCCTGCGCCTGCGCCTCCCCCACCGACTGCGATGGCGAGGACTTTCTTCATGCCGGTTGTCGGCGTATACGTCCCGCTGCCTACGGTCTTGACCTGAACTACTACGTTACTGACGGTTAGGGCCGCGAAGGCACTCAGAAGCAACTTCTTCGTGATCGGTGATCCCGAAGGATCATCAATCCCCACCAGCAGATCTTCCAGTGCTGGCGTCGTCAGGGCCGGAAACTCCCAGATGGCATCGGCAGGAAGGTCTGCGAGTCCTCCCACCCAATTATCCAGTAACCCGGCATCCCCAATACCATCATTAAGGCCGAGAATCCCCACTCCTCCGGTGGCGTAGGTTGTATCGAGCGCATACGATGCGATCAGAATGCCGTCATCGTAAAGTCGAAGCGTCTGCCCGTAGATGGCGAGCTTGACTTCGGAATTCAGGGCCGGAGTCGGTATCCCACTCACTAAGGTGGCGACCGCCTCTCCTCCATCAAAGCGCAACAGACGCGATTCATCACCATTATCCTGCCAGAAATAGCCCCGGACCAGTCCGGACGCAGGCATCCGGACACCCAAACCGACTGGATAGGCAATGACTCGTGCCTGTGAAAACTGATTGGCGGGAGTCGAGGCTGCAGCCCAGACCGAATACGCATCGCCCCAAAACGAACCTACGGCTCGCGCTAACCCCGATACGATTTCATGCCCTGCCACTGAGGCATTGACATTTTCTAGGGCTGTCCAATCCGGGCCGATAGGTCCATCGGCTCTATCGAACCCATCGGCTCCCGGAAAGGTTGTGGGAATCGCTCCCACACCTGTGACGCTGAGGACAAGCGTAGCTGTACCGGTGCCTTCACTAGGTTCCGGGGCTCCACCTAGATCGGCATAGGCTAATCCGGCTCCGCCGTTATAGAGTTGGGTCCGCTCACCAGTTGTCAGGGTACGAGCCCAATACCCCATTTGATCAATGACGCCATCCAAAACTGCCCCAAACGTATCTGCGCCGATCTTGAGAGCGCCAGTTGTGCTGTACACGCCAGCACTGTAGGCAGTGCTATCTATGGTTCCATTGTTGACTTGAATGCTAATCGTATTTGCGACGGAATCGTGATCTACGATGATGAGATACCAGACACCAATTGACGGAGATCCCAACGTGTTGGCATTAATAGTCGTGGCTCCCACAAAGCCCGAGCTACTATAGACCGTCCACCGAAAACGATCAGCGGTTGCTCCACGATCTAAAAAATACTCCCCGCTGCTCCCGGTGTGTTTGCAGAAAATGGCATCATTGCCAGACCCGATCTTACTTTCTAGCTTGACCCAGCAGGCAAACGTAAAATCCGTATCACCGGGAGACGGAAATACAAAGGCATCCAGACGTGCAAGTGATGAGCCTTCAAAATCCGCCCCCTGTCCTACCCTGCCGGTTCCACTGGCAAGGGGGTTGGAGCGATCAAGGTTGTACGGGCCATGTGCATCGTCCCAGACCCCCGCGTCTGTGGCTTCTTCAAACTCGTAGTACGCCCGGAGGCGGCTTTTGAGTGATTGAATCTCGCTTCCAGCGAGCTTGAACACCACCACCATCGAATGCGTGTCCACGGAGGCGGAGGCGGTACCAGTCGAAGCTAACGGGGCGGCGGCTGAGACAATCTTGTATTGGACCTGATGCTGATGAAACGCATCCACATTGTTGGTGACCGTGGCAAACCCGGCCCCCGGCGTCCACGTCGTGGTGGTGTTGTGGACGTGGTGGACGCCAAGGAACAGCGCATCCACCGCTCCATTTGACGCTAATCCGCTGGAGTAACTACTGGCAGACTGACGAAGCCCGACAAAGTCATCGAAGGACGAGGACAGGGCGATCCCCGACAACTCGACAATCGTGACGAGACAGTAACATCCCGCACTCGCGGTAAACGTAACCTGATGCGAAGCGTGTCCGGTGATATTCTCAGCGTAGTAAACTCGATAAACGCCACCATCTTCAAACGATCCCGCTGGCTGATATGCGCTTGCGACGTTATCGGTGATCGCCCATGGAAGTCCTGCATTGACTCCCGCGTAATAGCTGCTGACAATGACGGCAATCGCGTTTCCAGTCGTGGTCGCACTATTGAACGTAATAGCGACACTGGCCCCACCATTTGTTGTCCCGTTCTTAGCCTGAACGACCGGCATTCAGCAACACCTGTCCCTACATCCCTTTTCACGCTGGAAGGTCTGTCCGGACTATGCGGTGATCTCCGTAGTTGTGCCCTTGAGCGTGTACTCTCCGGCTGCGTTGGCTGTTGCGTCTCCTGTCAGGGCGGCTCCGCACTTGAAGACGTCTCCAGATGCCAGCCACACCCCGAAGTGCGTCACACTTGCTCCAGCCCCCAGCCCAGAGAAGGCAACATCAGCATTCAGGGCACGCTCACCTGACGCGGCAGCGTTGAAGGTTGCTGCCTGCTTGCCGCCTGCGGAGATGTAATTGGCTCCGGTGGTGCCGGGATCTCCGTTGTGCAACGAGACGCGGTCCACCGTGATGCCATCCAGTGCCTGATTCCGTGCAATAACTGAAAAACCCATAGCGGCTGTCCTCCTGAAGAGTGAAAGGTGGAGGTCAGTATAACGCACAAGTGGCACTGGACATGCAAATAGTCCTCTGGGCCATTTTCGGCTCAGGAGGAATGTCATATGCCAGCAGCCAGCAAGGATCAGTTGAAGCAGTTCGTGTCCACCTACAAGTCTGCCTTCAAGCAGGCGGGGGGACGAGAGGACGAGATCAAGGACGAGCAGACCATCATCCAGAAGATGGAGAAGGCTGGCGTCCAGAACGATCAGCAGGCCCGTGATGCCGGTCGCAAGGACGGCGAGCAGAGCAAGTAGTCAGAACGAGGGGACCGTCACT